ATATATGCTAGGTGAAGCACGTAGTAAGTTTGCTACAATCGCAGGACCACAAGGCGGTTCAGCACTTAACGGTGATGCTCTTAAACAAGAAGCCGCGGCTGAAATGGAAAAACTTGAAATGGATGTAATTAACCAAGTTGCTGGTGGCGTAGGTTACGGATTCACAATAGGCTAAAAACCACCTAAGTTAACGCTAACGATTTTGGTTCCTTGTAAATACAATATAACAAGGAGGTCCCACAATGTGCTCACCAGAAGTGCGTAAAGAAGCCAACCGTTTAAATTGGATTATCAAAGGTAAACTTATTGATCTATCCTGGAGCGACATAGAAGTCGAAAAAACTTACCATTCATATTTTAAAAGACTTTGGGGAAATAACGAAAGTTATATCCATGAAGACGGATTTGAAGAAGCATGGAAAATTCGTGAAGCTGAAATGCTGTCTGAAGAAATGGTAACTGTTGCCAATTTAGGCTACGATTAAGGTTGACATTAACTTTGTAATAGTATATACTGTAAAGTATATTCAATAAGGAGTTATGTGTGTTACCTAAACTATTAGTTGTTGGACACGGCCGACACGGTAAAGATACTGTATGTGAAATGTTAGAAGCATACGGATATACGTTCCAATCATCAAGCAAATTTTGTTCAGAACTTTTTATCTATAATGATTTGAAAGATCAATACGGATATGCTAATGAAGAAGAGTGCTATGCAGATAGGCACAATCATCGTACTGAGTGGTATGATATGATACACAACTATTGTAGCGATGACCTAGCACGTTTAGGACGTAACTTATTTGATCAGCATGATATCTATTGTGGACTACGTAACAAGCGTGAATTCTTTGCAATGCAAAATGAAGTAATATTTGACCATGCTATTTGGGTAGACAGAACAGATCATTTGCCCTTAGAAAGTTATAGCTCTATGAGTATTGAACAATGGATGTGCGACTACACTATTGACAATAATGGTACACTAGATAGACTAGAAAAAAATGTTAACGTGCTTATTAAAACAATATTTAAAAATCGGGGACTAAGTCTCCCTGCTTCCACACAACTCCCTCTTTTTGCAGAATTCTCTGACAGTTAGCACATATTGTTTTTAAGTTTTGTGGACGGCAGTTTTCTAAATTTCCGTCTATATGAAACACATTAAACTGTTCTGAGTGTTTAGATTTATAATTACACTTCTCGCAACTGCTCTTTTTCTCATAGCCTCTTTGCTTCCATTTAGGTATTCCATGACCTGCTCCATTACGTAAGCAACGCTCACACAATGACCTATAGTAAGTTCTACCATCTTTTTTATAGTTTATAGCCGCAGGACGTTGTCCGCATTTGCATAAAGGTCTCATACTGTATTTACCTCACCTTTTCGGTACCTTTTTTTATGGTATATTACAGGTGAATTATTCTTAAACTGCTAAATAACTATAACAAAGACTCATTCATTATTAATAGGAGAAATATAATGGCACTAACATCACCAGGAGTACAGGTTAGCGTAGTAGACGAAAGTTTTTACACACCCGCTGAACCAGGTACAGTACCAATGATATTCGTTGCCACCGCCGCAAATAAAACAAATGGCGCTGGTACCGGTATTGCTCCAGGATCACTGAAAGCAAACGCAGGTAAGCCTTACTTACTAACATCACAGCGTGACCTTACAGAGACATTTGGAGATCCAGTATTTTATACTGATACAAACAACAATCCAATTCATGCTGGAGAGCTTAATGAATATGGATTACAAGCGGCTTATTCATTATTAGGTGTAAGCAACAGAGCATTTGTTGTAAGAGCAGATGTTGACTTAGGCGCTTTACAAGCAACAGCAGATGCGCCAAGCGGTGCACCAGCAGATGGCGCACTTTGGACAGATACTGCATCAACAGCATTTGGTATATTTGAATGGAACGGTGCGGCAGCATCAACTACAGGCGGACAGAGCTTTGCAGTTAAAACTCCTATTATAATTACAGACGCAACAAAAACTAGCGGCTCAACTCCATATACACCAAAAGGTTCAATAGGCGCAATAGGCGACTATGCTATAACTGCTGGCTTATCAACAATTTACAGAGTATGGTACAAAAACACTTCAGGTAACTGGGTACAAGTTGGTTCAACAGCATGGACTGGAAGTACACCAAGTGCAACTGGAACAGTTGTTGTAACAGGCGGAACTACATTATTAGATTCTGATACTTTAGTACTTGACGTAGCTGGTTCTAACTATACACTAACAGCGGCGACCAGCGGTGGATCTGCTACTTCGTTAGATGATATAGTTTCAAACAGTAACACAGTACTTTCAGGTACAGGTGTTAGTGTAGCAAATCTTAACAATCAATTAGTAATTTACAATGATGGTTCAACAGACACAGAAATTACTCTTGCAGAAGGTGCTGGTAGCCCAGGACTAGCAGAGAAATTAGGCTTTACAGTTGGAAACTATTCTATTCCAGCATTAGCAATTGATCCACATACAAGTGTTCCACAATGGAAGTCAACAGGCTCAGGTCAAGTTGCTCGTCCAAGTGGAAGTGTATGGCTAAAAACTACAGAACCAAATAGTGGTGCAAGATGGAGAGTAAAATCTTACAATGCAGACACAGCACTTTGGGACTTAGTAGACGCACCAATACATGCTTCAAATCACAGTGCATTATATGCATTAGATAAAGCAGGCGGTGGCGCTAACTTAGCAAAAGACGCATTGTATGTACAATCTAACTTTACAGAAGCATCAAGCAAATTAGGTGATTTTGTATTATTTAAAAGAGCGGCGGCAGGTGCAACTACAATTAAAACTGCGGCAATAGCGGCTCAACTTTCAGCAACAGACTATACATTTAAAATAGCAGAGAGTGTTGTAGGTAGTGCGGCATTAGCAACAGCAATAGAAGTAGCATTTACTGCAACAGGTGCAAGTACTGACTCCGACGAAATGGCAGATGGTATTAACAGCGCAGGCTTTACTAACATTGTTGCTTCAGTAGACTCAGACAACAAAGTTGTAATTGAACACAAATTAGGTGGCGACTTTAGACTTGACAATGGTTCAGGTACAAGCCCACTTACATTAGTAGGTTTAACTAACGCGGCAACTAACGTATATGATGCTCCAACAGGCGATTCAACTAATGAACTAGTTGCTTCAAACTGGATGCCAGTAACATCAAGTGCTTCACAAGTGTACGTAGCATCAGCTAACGCACCAACAAGCACAACAGCAGATGGTACATTATGGTACAGTAGTGTTATTGACGAAGTTGACATGATGGTACACAATGGTACAACATGGGTTGGTTACAAATCATTATATGGTTCAAGTAACGGTACAACAGTATCAGCAACACAACCAAGTACTCCAGCAGATCAGGATCTTTGGGTTGACACATCAGACTTAGAAAACTATCCAACAATTTACCGTTGGAACAATGGTGCTCAAGAATGGCAGTTAGTTGACAAATCAGATCAAACTACTGAAGATGGTGTATTGTTTGCAGATGCACGTTATGGTACATCAGGCGGAACAACAACAGTTGCTCCAGCAGGTAGTATTGAAGACTTATTAACAAGTGACTACTTAGACCCAGATGCTCCAGATCCAGCACTTTACCCACGTGGTATGCTACTTTGGAACACACGTAGAAGCGGCTTTAACGTTAAGAAATTTGTACGTAACGCAATTGATGTTACTGCTGATAACGCAAGAGCAGGTGATGCAAGTATGTCAAGTTACTATCCACACAGATGGGTAACTGAGTCAGCTAACCAAGAAGATGGTTCAGGTAGCTTTGGACGTAAAGCACAGCGTAAAGTTGTTGTACAACAGTTACAAGCTACAATGAATAGCAATGATGATATTAGAGATGATGAATCAAGACTATTCAACTTACTAGCAACTCCAGGTTATCCAGAGTTAATTGGTGAAATGGTTTCACTAAACTTTGATAGAGGATTAAGTGCATTTATCGTAGGTGATTCACCAGCAAGATTAACATCAGACGCTACTTCATTAAATGAATGGGGTCAGAACGTTGCATTAGCAGTTGAAGATAACGATGACGGACTTGTAAGCAGAGATGAATACTTAGGTGTATTTTATCCATGGGGCTTTACAAGTGACAACGCAGGTAACAATGTAGTTGTTCCACCAAGTCACATGATGCTAAGAACTATTGCGCTAAGTGACCAAGTTAGCTATCCATGGTTTGCACCAGCAGGTACAAGACGTGGCGGCATTACAAATGCTACAGCAACAGGGTTTATTGATAACGAAGGCGAATTTAATTCAATAGCATTAAACGAAGGACAGCGCGATACACTTTATGCAGTAAGCGTTAACCCAATTACATTCATTAACGGCGCAGGCTTAGTTGCATACGGTCAAAAGACTCGTGCAAGAGGTGCAAGCTCATTAGATAGAATTAACGTAGCACGTTTGGTTATCTACTTACGTAGCCAACTTAACAAACTTGCTAAACCATATATCTTTGAGCCAAATGATAAAATCACACGTGATCAAATCAAACAAGCAGCAGAGAGTTTATGTCTAGAGCTAGTGGGTGCAAGAGCATTATATGACTTCTTAGTTGTATGTGACGAAAGCAATAACACACCAGCAAGAATTGACAGAAATGAAATGTATTTAGATATAGCGATTGAACCAGTTAAAGCAGTAGAATTTATTTATATTCCACTGAGAATTAAAAACACAGGCGATATTGAAGCAGGTAATTTATAGTATTATAGTATAGAATAATATACGCACTTAATGGTTCTTCGGAGCCATTTTTTGCGACTTTATATTGATAAATAGTAGTAGAAAGATATTTATTAAGGAGAAATACACATGGCTGTTTCATCATTAACTAGGATGTCAGTACCTTTAGCT